GATGCGAACGTTGACAACTTTCCACCGATAGAGCGCAACCGCGGCATCGGTCGCGAAGATCGCCGCGAGGCATGCCGGCGTGTTCGAAGGCACGAACAGCCAAAGGCCGAGGCCGATGGCCTGCGAGGTCGGAAAGCCCGAGGTCACCGTCGCAGCCAAGGCCACCATCGCGGCATAGAAGGCAACGGTAAGCACCGATAGAGCCGTGACCGCAGCAGCCGCAACCGCCATTCTGGTGCCGAAGATGGTAGCGAACTGTGCGAACAGACCGCCGAACAAAGAAACAATCACACCAGCAAAGATTGGCATCATCGACCCCCTGCAGCGTCATTCGCTGAACGCCAGATATAAAGCGCCGTGCCGAGGCCAAAGAGCCACGCCAGCAGATCGCGCATGAACAGGACCCACGGATTGGTGCACATGTTGACGCTGAACGCGCCGAGCCTCGACGGGAACGACAGCGCCGAGCAGCTGGAGGACGGAAGATCAACGCCGAAGGTCCAACCGATCGAGGACGGTTGCGTGACGTTGGTTACCGCGTCAATCTGAGCCTGCCGCGCCGCTTCGAGCGCCGTCTGACTCGGCGTTGACTTGTCGTCGGACGGTGTTGTCGCCTCGTCGAGCTTGCATGGTGGAGTGGTCGGAAGGCCGCAGGTTTCGAGCTTGATTTCCTCCGGGATGTTCGCAATGGGCGATCCACCGTCGATAGTGACCGGGCTGGTAATGCCAACCGGGTCTGTGTTTTCCAGCCACTTAGGCTGCGCATCAACCCGCCACGGAAAGACCGGCTCAGGTGCCGGCACGATGTCGGTGATCGGTTGCCGGTACTGCTGCGGGCTGGTGCCGGGGATAGGCTCAGGAGTGCCACGCGGGACACGGAGAGGTTGAGGCAGGAAGGCCGGAGGCGCCGAGGGATTGATAGCAGGTTCAACCGGCAGGACAATTTGCGGGTACGCCTGATTCGCAACCGCGTCGGAGATCGAGGTCTCCCCCGCGGGCGCGACCCAATCGGCCTCGACCGCAGGAACCGTGCCCTGAGTGCCCCCCGATGTTGACACCGGCAGGGAATAGGTCCCTTGCTCGACCCATCCGGCGTTATTGGTGTTCGTCCGATACCGAATGCGATAGCCCCACACCCCCGCTGGAAAATCGCCCTGCACTGTCCCGTACTGGTCGCCGCTCACATAGGAAACAACGCACCCGCTCCCGCATGATCCATGGTTCGCTTCCATGTAGGCCCGCCGCCCCTCGACGACGGCCTCAAGATCGGCACCGCAGACGGTCGGCACGGTGTTTCCCCAAATGGCCGGGATGCCGCCCGCGCAGTACTGATACGAGGTCGAGGTTTTCTGCCATTGATTGTTTGCGTACTCAAGACCATAGGCCAGCAACCATGCCGCAATGGAGCCGGTCGCAAGCCCAACCGGATTAAGCCGAGCAGCGGCCACCACGAACGAGGCCGCATTGGAGGCCAGCCGCATTTTCGCGGGCACTTGGACGAGTGCGCCACCGACGTTGACCGCGACGCTCGATGTGGCCACACCACCGGAGAAGGCCGCATTCGCAGCCGAGCCACCGTAGCGCCAAGCACCTGCAGAACCGGAGAAGCCCGCAGGCGCCACCGGGTACGCGTAGCCCGCCGCAACATGCGCCGAAGCCGCCAGGAGGCCGAGAGCCAGGAGGGAACGAGGAAAACGCATGTTTGGATCCAGAGCAGCAATTTTCGGAAGGAGCCTGCTGTCGCAAGCCCCGACCGAAACCAGCCGCTTAGCTGGTCGAGCGCTGCGCCATCTTCTTGACCTGGCGGAACACGATCCAGCCGCCAATGACGACGGTCATGGCCGTGAAGCCATAGCCGAGCAGCGTGCCGAAATCGGTCGCTGCCGTGGTGAAGATAGCTTCAGCGCCAGCCGGCACCGCAGCAGAGGCCACCGACGCGGCCAGCGAACCAGCCACGAGGGCCAGCGATTGAAGTTTGTTCATTTCTGAACCTTTCGTGGCACGGGTTTAGGATTGCCCCGCTAGTGCCATCACGAGGACTTTTAATCAAAGAGCTTCGGCCATCTGGATGATGGTTTTGTGCATCACGCCCGCGCACCAGCCGACAGCGAAGAGCAGCATGCAGCCGCCCACGTACCACGTAGCAACCTCGCCCATTTAGCGCATCCTTCCGCAGATGTAGCCGAGGACACCGAACAGAAAGACGGTGCCGTAGAAAATGGCTTCCTGAATTTCAAGACCGGTCATAGCGCCACGCCCAGGTTATGCAGTAGCAACCGACCGCGCCGACAACCGCGCCAAGAGCGAAACCAAGCAGGTAGGCGTCACCCGGGGACATGGCGCAGCCCCAAGGGATGAATATGGCCCATCATGCTCTCGCGCTGGAAGGTCGCGAAGCTGGCGCAGCTGGAGGCCTCCGGGCACGAAGGACACAGCGAAGGCCGGCGGGAGAATCTCGCCTGTGCTTTGCACCACAAGACGACCGGCGACCCTTGTAAGGTCACCCACTCCGTAGGTCGCTTTTGCCCACTCTGGCAGGTTGTACCAGCGCCTGATATTTTTTCCATCATCGTTCAATCCTCCTATGCCGTAGAGCCGAAGGCCCTTCGGAAAACGGTGAAACTCTCCGAGCTTGGAGAGATATTTCATGAGGTAGCCGACGCCTGAATGGGCCTTCTCGGTGTTACTCATGCCATGGGGCCAGAAAGCCGTCCGCCTGCCCTGCCCTCGATCCCACATCGGCATGCGCACGCCCTGGGGAAGCCATGCCAGGAGGTGATAGTGGACAGCGCCCCGTTGCTGCAATTCAGCAACCCAGGTGTACCGACAGGGAACCCCTACCCACTTGCACCAGCGACGAAACCGAACCCCGGCCTCGCTCATGTGATCGGCTCGCCAATCGTCGACCCCCCGATAGGTGAGGGTCACGAACCAGCAGACCGGGGCACGGTGCCCACGATCCGCGAGGCCGTGCAGCTTGCCCGAGGCCCAGACCGACTTTTTGAGCCTTCGAATGCGACGGAGAGCGCACTCCGCAGGAGCGAATGACACGTGCAAGTGATGACTTGTTTTAGATGGGACAAGCCCCGCATCCGTGGCCATGCCGCGGGCTGCGCCCGCGTCAGCGGCCACGGCGTGCGCGCTCATGCCGGCACACGGCAAGAAGCCGCCAGGTCAACGAGCCATCGCGCAAACGCCGGAGGTGTTTCCTCCCGCTCCCGACGCGGCCCTTCTGAGCCGGTCCCTAGCGCCACTTCGGCTGCACCAAGGACAAGCGGAAACGCCGGCAGCTGCACAGGGTCAACCCCGACGACGTAAAGCCACGTGCGCTTTTCCGCACGATGGCCCCACCATTTTTGAGACACCGCGACCGACCACCCGCCAAACTCATCACGCCGTGCCCCGACCCGATGCGGCAAAGGCAAGTTCTGATCGGCCCACAGCTTAGACCCGGAGGGATGCTCCAGCACGCCACCGCACCGCCTGACCACCCGAACGGCCCAGCGTGCCAGGTCCGGCTCCGCAGCTGGATGACGGGAGAAGGCGCGAAGGCGCGACCACGACCGACAAGGAGGATGCGCCACCACCGACGCGCCGCCCGTAAATGTCAGAGCGTCGCGCACCAGGTCAAACGCTTCCACGCCCTGCAGCGTCTTATAAACACTGTCGGCCCGGACGAACAGCGCGGCGACGGTCACAGCGAAAACCCCCCGAGCGCCAGGTGCCCGCCCTGGTCGAGGTATTCAACATCGACGGACAGGACGGGCTCGTCGCCCTCGCCTTCTGACCGGATGCAGATATCGACGCGCTTAACGTCGGGTTCATCGCGCATGACGGAGGCAGCAACGGCCCGGGCGAACACCCCGAGCATTGCCTGCGTTGCGATTTCGTGAATCGCTGGTATGTCAGCGGGGTTCATAGGTGGCGCCCTCAAGCTTTGGCCGGAGCCGGCACCGGAGCCAACCGAGGGACCAGCTCAAGCCGCCCTTCGCGTGACACGTAGAGGCTCGAGGGCGCCAGCTGGTACTTCCCGCGCGCGTATGGGGCTTGGTCGCCATCGAGCAGGATTTCGAACTTGTCGGGGATTTCGGACACTTCGCCCGTATCCCGGTTGACGGTGGCCGCGTAGGCGGTCTGAATGCGAAGGTGGTAGGGTTTCTGTGATACCTTCGCGATGCCCTTCAATTCCTTGACTTCGGGCGAGGTGATGATGATCTCGATCATTCGGTTGGCTCCGGTTGAACGCTGCGGGAATGCAGCCGCAATGACCCGGACGGACCTTTGCGGATGAACTCCCCTGCCCCAGATGGAACCGACCCACCGTTACCGACTACCCGACAAGGTGAAAGAGCGCCAAGCCGCAGATCTACGCCGTCGCCTAGGCCGCTCATGGGGCAACGACGGAAGACGGCAGCCGGCATTGGCGCTTGGCCTCCTGACCCTGATCGGATACGCTCTGTACCGCCTAGCAACATGGATTGGCTCCGGTTGAGTTCGCAACATTGCGAACTGCACGAAGCATCGTTCACAAAGGTGCGAACATGGAACCCGTAGAAACCCTAATTGACAAAGCATCGAAGAAATGCGGAGGCGACACCAAGCTGGCAAACAGGCTTGGTGTTCCTAAATCAGTCGTATCGGAACTGAGGCACGGCAAGCGGACCCTCACGCCTGAAACGGCGGCCGAATTGGCGGATATTGCCGGGGTGGACGCAAGGGAAGCGGCGATTGCCGCAATCATCGATCGAGCGCGAGGAACGCGCCGGGAGGGCCGTATCCGTGAGGTATTGGGAAAGGCCCTAGTCGCTGGCGTAGCGGGGATGTCGGTTTTTTCCTACAGCGGAGACTCGATTTCAGGTACTTTTCACACTCAGACGAAAACGAGCATAACGACGAGCTCTAACCCGTTATACATCGTATCAAGCAGGAATTGCAGACGGAGACAGCAACGGCGGCGCCGGTTTAGGCTTCGCCACATGGCCGCAAGCGGCCATCAGGACCGCCAGCGCACGCGCCAGGTCGTTGTCTGTCAGTGAAGGGTCAAGCCGCCACCGTTGGCCCGGTACATGGCGCTTAAAAACGCGAGGCGCACATCGGCAGGCATTGACGCCGAGGTTTCCAACGCCCGCTGGACGAAGGCCGGACGCGGCCTAGGCGGCAATGGAGCCGGTGGAGTCCACTCACCCCTGACCCACGCGATGAACGAGCGCAGGCGCCCGCGTGAGGGCTTGCAGTCGGCTGCATTGCGACGGTCGAGCAAGGCATGGACTCCGGGCGACTCATGCCCCATGATCTGGGAGGTCTGGTAGGCGTCATAGAGTTCGACGCCTCGATACGTCCAGGTGTCCGCGGCCATACCGGTCGGCCCGAGGCCATAGCGCACCGATGCCATGTGAATCTTCGGCATGCGACCGGAGAGGAAGCCGAGCGATAGAAACTCGATCAGGCGCCCGAAAACCGGAATGCGCAGGCGGTCGAGGCGCCGACAGACTACGTGATACTCGCCCAGGCCCTCACGCACTTGCTTATCAAGCATGCCGATCGACTGCACGACAAGGTACACATCCCAACCCCGCTTCCGCGCATGCAACATCCAATCGATGAAGTCCTGCCGGCCCTTGTCGGCCCACTGGCGCGAATTGAGCCAGGCGCCTGCCTCGTCGAGGATCAACGCCCCGTTCAGTTCCTCACGGCCTGTCTCATGAGCCGAGCCGACCCAGAGCAGATCGGCAGCTGTAGGCCGGTCCGGGACGATGTAGACCGGCGCCTTAGGAGGCTTGCGAACGAGCTTGGCCAGGTTGAGGCCGATGTTCGTGACGAGAGGCTTGCCGGCCTCAATGTAGTCCCGGCAGCGGCCCACCATGGCGAGGGTCTTGCCGGAACCCATCACGCCGGTAACGATATAGACGGCCATCAGGCACCCGCCATGATGCGAACGTTGACAACTTTCCACCGATAGAGCGCAACCGCGGCATCGGTCGCGAAGATCGCCGCGAGGCATGCCGGCGTGTTCGAAGGCACGAACAGCCAAAGGCCGAGGCCGATGGCC